TAGTCTCTTGACAGGAAGCCAAGATTTCTTTGATATAGCAACTCTCACAAGGTTAGGAGGAGGAAAGCCATTTAACGAGGCTATTGCGCTAGACACCCTATATAGAATAAATGCCTATAAAGCTAAGGATATCAATTCTAGGGCAACCCTTGGAAGTGCTATCAAGAGTACACTAATTGCCGGAGGAAACCCCTCCCCTGAGGAAGTAACTTCTTTTGCAATGGAATATGCAAAGAGGGGAGGGAAGATAGATAACTTCCAGAAGTTCTTTGTGAATGCTAGTCTTACTGCTAATAGGAGCCAAGTGAATGCAATGGCACAGAATCTTCAAAATCCTATTAACAAGCAACTCATGGCAGTTATGGGAGGAACTCCGCTTCCAGACTTCATGAATGCTTCTGCAGATTAAATCCCTTCTCCTATTCTACTTGCTCTCCATTCCCTAAGAAGCTCCACCTGACAGTAGGGAAAGTCGAATCTAGGTGGCAGCTTCTTAGCGGTAATTCCAACACTGGTAATCTGTATCTTTCCTGCTGCTTGGAGTCCTTGGAGAATATCCCCAAGTTGTTTTCTTGAATCTAAATCTCTTTGCACATGCTTCCATATTCCCTTAACTGGGTCTAAGGGAGCTTCTGCTTTGTCGAGCATACTTAGGATTTTAGCGGTAACATCGCTGTTCCTTGCTTTACCAAATTCCCCAAGCGCTTTAGGCATAAGCGACTCAGAGTAATGAAGAATAGAATTGGCATAGAGAACAGTATCACTTGTAATTGTTGTTTCCAATTTAGTCGCGGCACATACCATTGACAATTTAAGGAGGTGTGTAAACCTTCTCGTTGAGTATGAACGGAATCTAGTATCTTCAAGATCAATCCATTCATGATAGATTGCAGAGAGGGCTTTTCTAGCTTCAGGTTCAATTTGTATTTCTCCTATAATAGTATTCTTGATGTTCTTAACTTGTTGAACAAGTTCTATGTACTTAACTTCATCTGGAGGAGGAGGGAAAGGAATTCTCTTGCCACTTGGTTCGCTGTAAATAAGCATCATGCGGGAAAAGAATCCTTGCCCAATTACTTCAGTTGGAAAAGATTGAGAAATACCGGTGTTAGTATTACCACCGAGTAGGCTAAAAGTTGGATAGGGAATTCTAACACTTTTACCAGTCTTGATTCTGTTTTCATAAATACCGTCATAATCCCACATATTAGTAAGAAGATCGATAAACTCAAGATTACTATGGCCAAGAAATGCATTGAATTCATCAGCAACAATATAACATTCTTTGGGATCATCACTTAGTTCCTCTCCAAATAGAGCAATCATTGTGGGTTTAGCATTTGTTTTCTTGACATTCATGTGAGCATTTTCATCATGAATAGAATCAAGTCCATCTTCCAAATCTAGAAGTAACTTCTCTTTAGTAGTTTTATCTGCAACAAAGGTTTTATATCCTGTTTGTGCAATGAGTTTCTTGGCATTCTTGATTGCTGTACTCTTGCGGCATCCCGCTTCTCCTACTATCATAACATATTGGTTAGGGAATATTTTATTATGCCCGTGAGTTACCCACGCCTGTCTCCCAAGTAATGCTCCAATTCCAGATATGATACTCCAACGGTGAAAGAGAGTTGGAGGCTCTGTCTCTGAATAAAAATCTAGATATTCTTCTATTAGGTTTGCCATTGAAAAAGAGTTGGAACCAGTAAGAGGTTTAAGAACTTACATTTTATTCTAGTCCAACAGGTTTATCCTCTTCCTTATTCCAGATACAAACTCCTCTATCGTAGCACATAATGTTTCGCATACTATCTTCAATAGGAGATACCCAGAAAATATTACTCTGGAACCCTCCATTTACATAATAGCGACGCAAGGTATTATCTAGCGATTGTTGTCTGCATTTCTCTTTGAAATGCTCTGGTACTTTCTCCCTGGCTTTCATGCTGCTATCCCTTTCGTTAGTTCTCTACCCTCAATTGGTTCATTCATATCTCCCCAGTTCTTACCTACTTTAATAGTAACTGGGATAGTCATAATTCTTTGTTCTCTCTTAACCATGTCTGTAATTGGGAGTGACATTGTAAGTAGTTCTCGTGCTCTGAATACAAGATGTTGATAGCCAACCCTATATTGCCCAAAGACACTGTCATGGATTTGTGCTTTAAGTCTAAAGTGCTTATAATTAGGAACTTGGATTTCCCAGAAGACTTTCTTAAGTCCTTCGTTAATAATTCCAACTGACAAATTCTGGGGGCAGTGGGCAATGTATCCATCTTTTTCCCTCTTACTCTTCTTAGGATTAGAGAAACAATAACGAGTCCATCCTAGTGGAGATACCAACATTTTAGTGCTAGCAACAATCTCTACTATAGCATCATACCAACCATGTTGGACAGTTGGATATGCCTTATCGAAACATTCAAGAAGGTATTCACAAACTCTCCTTCTAGTCCAAAGTTTATTAAGTTTCAGAAGAACTTTAGCTTCATCTACTAATTGCTCTCCCATAGTTTCTAGGAGAGTAAACCATTGCATATCATAGCTAGCTCCATGATTGGTTCTCTTAGCAAGGTCTCTTATCTTCTTGTTGATTGTTTTCTTTATTCCATCCTTATATGCAATGATCTGGTCATAAGGAACGCCAAAGAATCTCTCTGCATTAACTCCATGAAAGTCCTTACCAGAAAGCAAGGTGTTTATGAGATTAAGGTCGCCACTTAAGTACCCAGTACAAAAGCTTTCTGAACAAGTATTATCCATTTCAAACAACATGAATCCTTCATCAGCTTCATACATCCCTTTTAGTTCTTCTGGCTGATTCTGGATCTGGCTACCAGTCCAATAGATCCCTTCCCTACAAGCTAGCCTTCCAGTATCCGTGCCATCAGGATTGAGAGCATAGAAGATTCTCCCATTTTTAAGTAGGGGAGATTGTTTCTTGGTTGATTTAACGGCGACACTAAAATCTTTGGGTTTGAGATAAGTACTAATTGCCTTAGCGGTTTCTCTAGCTCTCTTGATCTCTCCAGCAAATCTCGCATTGAGAGGATGACGCAATGCAAATTTAGCGAGGGATTTAGCATCGGAGCTGGTGATATCGTAACTTCCATAGAAGGATAGGAGTTTGATAACCTGGGGAGGAGAATTGGGATTGAAGCCCACGCCGAACCAATGTTCGAGTCTAGCACGAGAAGCTTTAAAGGAATCTTTATATTCTTCAATGTATTTCTGTCTAGTTGTTTCATTTACTTTAAGTCCTTCCAGATTCATGTAAGCACAGGCTGGCCAAAGTGGGAACTTAATAAGATGGTTCCTAACTACATACTCTGGTATCTCTCTCATCATCCCAAGTAGTGAGACTAAAGTACCCCAACCATCACGAGCATTATACTCATATAGAGTACGGATATCAGAACTACCTTCAGCCATATCTTTCCAATAGAAAACATTGTGGCAACAAAAAGCAGTAATAAAACCAAGGTCTTTAGGTAGCTCAGAATACCAGCTATGGAAGAGTGATTGAGTATCCCATAGATAGTGGCTAACAGGGGAATTATAAGTAAGGAGATGGCCAGTATCATATAGCCCGTTCTGGAAAACCTTAGGAATACGAAGAGAATCAAACTTACGCATCCAAGTAACCCAGTATAGTTGCTCATTCTCTGGAGCCTCACAAATAGGAAGAACAATAGTATGGATCAGGGTTTCCCCATTCTTAATCCAAAGCCCTGTGTAACAGATGCAACGAATGAGAACATAGGTATCATCATGAGGATCAACGTAATTCTTGGTTTCTATATCCTCTGCAATTAGAAGAGCAGATCGGAATGTATTGTATAACCTATCAATTGTGTCTGGGGTTGCAATTTCCCAAGTAAATTCGGGAGTTCTTGGCCATTTTTCAGGTTCGATAATTTTACTAACAAATCGTTCTGCGAGAAACTTACCGTAAGGAACTGTGAAGAACTGAGCAAGTCTATTGATAAAGAGGAAAGTAATTCCTTGTCGTTCGTAGAGAGATCCATTCCAGTTATTGATGCTATTATTCTTTCCCCCTTCGACGACCTTATTGAGCACAACGGAATTAGTACTAATAATATACTTAATACCTTTGGACTTAGCATAGTGCGCTATCTCCGCGAAAGTTTCTGGGTTCCCAGTAATAAGATATGCTTTCCTATTCTTGAGGAAAGGTTTGAAATAAGGAATGTAATTGGTATCATCCTCAGTAAACATCAAGAGGATAGGAGATTGATCCTTCACTTAGTTACTTCCCACAAAAGCCAGCATGAAGTTGCCCAAATGCCATGAAGGGTAGAGTAATGGCAAGAGTAATAAGCAGGCTACTCCCTGCAATCATGGCAGAAGCAATAAGGAAGTCATAGCATTTGGCTAGGATCTTGATACGGAATTCTTCATACATGTTATTGCCTCTTTAAGTTAATTGTGATGGAGATATTGCTGTGATTCTAGTCTTTTTATTGCTCTCGCCTTAATTCTTTTTTCATCAATATCATTTCTAGCAATCATTCGGAAAACAGCTCCTTGAATATCTCCTATTTCTTTTTCCAAAAGAGTTCTATTATCAGGAGAGTTAGTCTTAGTGGGATCTTTTAAGTTATACCCATGACGAATAATCTTTCCTATTATCTGGATACATTCTCCACATTCCTCTGAAAGACATGCTAGCCTTTCTAATTCTGCAGGAGATAGTTTGTTGAAAGATTCCCAAGCCATATTAGTTTCTCCAGTCTCTTTTGGTTGTTAGCAGAAAATACTAGAGTGGCGCACAAGTTATGGAAACAGGGGCGCCACTTAACTACTCTCTACTCTCCTTTTTTACACAGCCGGAATGATATCCCTCGTAGAGGCATAGACTTTCGTCTTATCATTCTTATCCGTGCGGTTAGTAATGATTGCTTGAACTTGCAGGCCTTCTGCTTTCTCCAGAATCTCTAGCAGGTTATTAGTTCCCAGCAATTCAGACAGGCCACCGAACTTAGCCTTCAATACAGAAAGAGTCATCTCAACTTTCTCTGCATCATTGAACCAGAAGGCTTCCGAGAACTCTCCGCCGGGAGCTACCTTATCCTCTTCGGGAGTTTCCGGTTCTGCCAGTTCAACGATATCAACAACAACATACTTAACTTCTAGAGCTACCTTGCCATTGATATCCTTTTGAGCAATTTCCTTAATCAGCAGCTTGTAAACTCCGGGAGGCGGAGCTTTGTAACTGGGCAGATCAGGAATGTCATCCAGTGACATTGCCAACATACCTGCGAGTAGGCCGAACTTACCTTCAGTTGCTTGGTTCATTGCAATTTCCTTTATAAAGATAGAGATAGAGATAACTACAAGATAGAGATAACTAAATGCTAACTCTCACTTCAAGGTGCTACAACCTACACTGGGTTTCCATCAAGGATATGAACAATCAAGTTCGAGTACCCTGCAATATCTACCCAGCTATCTCGATGCTCTGCGCTACCATGCACAATCCTACTGAGCTTAGTAGCTATCAGATCAAGAGATTCCTTTTGCGGTTGCGTAAGTTCTTCATACCGCGGTGCAGCTTTTAGCACATCTTTCAGTTCTTGCGCTGTTGTAGCTTGTTGGTCAAAGCGCCCATAAATACTTTGGCGCTCCTGCAACAATGTGGGTTTGGTATTCCCAGACGGTTTAGCCATCAATTAACTCCTTTACTTTAGGTTGCGATTTTAGTTTAGCACTTATGGAACTATCATCCAGTCCTCTGCCAGTACATCAGATTGGGAAGCGAGCCAAGGAACAATTTCTCCGGTAGCTGTTTTCATATCTATGTGCGGAAGATATTTAATTTCAGTTCCTTCAGGATAAATTCCCAAAAGAGGGGGCCTATTAACTTTGAAAGTACTTCCTGGAACTAGAAAGATAAACATTCCTTTCCCATTCCACCCTTCCCTAGCTACATGCTCTCCACTCTTTATGTGCAACAGGGCATTCCCGAATGACATGTTATATAGCATTACAAAAGCTCCTTTACTTTAGGTTGCGGAACCTTATTCTTCTCTTCTTCCTTCTTAAGGAACCACTCATTCCAACTTCCTTTGAGTAATTCCTTAGCATTCTTAGGGTCAAAGATATGAATAAGACTTGGGGTTGCCTCTTTCTCCAAGGCAATTCCAGAACGAGTGCCTGTTTGCACTTGACTAGAATAGGTAGAACCAGTAATGTAAGTATGCCTATTATTAACTACCTTGCAGTAGACACAGGTAGAGAAGTATCTAGCATATTGGGCACTCCCTGCTTCAGAGCCACCAACAGCTACTATCTTCTTGGTGTTATCTTCTTGCGCTGTCATCATCTCATGAGAGATGCCAATGAATTTCGGCTTGAGATCCTTGATGTAATTACCATGCTTCTCTGTTATCTGACGAAGGTTGCCCCATTCATCAAAGGTGAATTTAACTTCATCATTGGTATCCCCATCCTTGGGTTTGAATACCTTTCTATTAATTGCAGCAATAGCAGAAGAGACGAATTGAGTAATGGAATCTTCAACTACTATCCATCCTGCTGGCAATTCATTGAGACAGATTTCTACTATTGTTTTCTTCTGAGTCTTGCAGATAGCACATTCTACATATCCATGCTCAATACAAACATTTACCTTTCTCCCAGTAACTACCTTAAGCATTGTGTTCCAATACATAGGAGCATAGGTATTATCTGGGGTCTTGATAACATGAATGCGTTTCTGCATTTCTGGGGGCAACAAGTTCATTGCACTCTTAAGCCCTTTATCTCCATCGAACCAGAGGATATTATAGAACTCACTAAGCATTGCTGCTGCTAATGTTTTCCCTACTTTAGGTGGGCCGTAAAGGAGTACATGTTCTTGCTCATTATCTGTAGCTTCTATTAGATTGGGGATTTGAGTAAGCTGGGCGAGGAAGTTAGAAGTAATGGGAGTTACAAGAGGAGAGCTATCTACTGAAGGGGCGCCCTGCTCACTACTATCTTCTTGCCCAACAACTAAGTGCCCACTCTTAATAAGAGCTTCTGCCTTAAGTTGCTGATTCTTAAGTTTTGCTGCTGCTTGAATTTCTGCAAGAGAGGGCATAATCATTTTTCCCAAACAATAATACTATCATTAAAAGAGGTCAATTCTTGTAGCAATGATTCTCGAATTAATTTTTTTGCCTCTTCCTCTGTTATATCTTCTGGGGTTTCTATCTCTCCCCCAGTTTCTAATATCCACTGAAATGTTTTCATGTTAGATCAGTCCTTGTTGAGTTTCTATTATTTGTTGGAGAGTGAAGCGGAAATCGAAGTCTTGTTTTTCCAAATCCTCTTCTGTGATGGTATCGAATTCTCCGGTTCCGTTAAAATATTCAGCAGAAAGATCGCAAGTACCGAAGTAAGCGCAAGGCCTACCATAGTCAAGGCAACTACCCCCACGTTTTGGGTAGAAGTTAATACTACGATAAGTATCAACTCTATTAATATCAATAAGAATAGTATTAATCCAACTAGCCCTGTTGCTTCTAGAGTATGTAAAATCATATCTTGTCCATTGATCTGTTTCAGTAGAGAATTGAAGATAGAAAACTTCATAGGTATTTGTTGCTTCTATATCTTCTACAATGGAATCAAGAACAATACTATATCCATTCGCCTGATCTGAATTCTTATACATTGCTTCATGTGACCACTTAAGTCCTGTGGTTTTTATTTCCAGAATTCGGTATCTATTCTCAAGAGGATTCCACATAACCACATCTACGTGGCCACAATAGTAATAGCCATTCTGAATATCTATGCAAAGAGATAATTCTATTGCGGGTTTACCATTGAAGTAAGCAATCTCCCAGCCTTGGAACATATTATCTTTGATCCAAGCAAACTTCTCTACTGCTACCCAAGCATCAATGAAAGTTTTAGCTTTTCCCTTAGGATGCTGCATTAGTAGTGGAACATCCCAAGCACGGAACATATCCCACCAAATTTCATGAGATTGTTTCTCCATAAGTACAGCATGAACTCCGCTTTCAACTGCCTTACCAAAAGCGAAATCTATATTATCTTCCTGTCTAGTAATTCCTCTAGTCTGCCCTTCTATGGACATTTCTAGTTTCTTTAGTTGCAGCTTTCTTTCACAAGCATGAAGAAGTTGAAAGGTGGAATAAGAATACATATTCCCACCCCTCATTAAGTCTCGGTATCTATCTTGCTTGGATTTCTTTTTCTCCAGAACATCAAAGATACCAGAGGAAATAGTTTCTTCCCCAAGCATTTGAGCTAGTAGCGAGTTGGTTTCGATGGCCATTTTAAATATCATCCAGATCAGATTTAGAGAGTCTCTTAAGTACTGGAACTTTAAACTTAGGTTCCTTCTTACCTACCACAAGCTCTAAGTTAGTACCGCCTTGGCCCCCAATAGTTACATTCTCAACAGGAGGGAGTTCTCTTTGCTTCCACCATTTACCTTGAATTCCGCAAGCAGAAGGATGGCGGTTTTCTACACTCCGGTAATCTTTGCAGAGAGGATAGAAATAAACTCTGCTCCCATCTACTACATTGATTCCAGCATAATTCTCTTGTGCAAAGCATCTAGCTTCATCTGGATTCCTATTATAAGGCATAGAAATCCAATGGCAATCTACACAAAGTAGGGGCTTGTTCTCTTTCTTTTCTTGCACTACTATGGGAATAAGGCTACTAACATGAGTAGTAGATTCTTCTACATGAAGTTCTGTTTCCCCAAGCTCTGGCCAGAGAGCTAGCATTTCTAATGGAGACATTATCTATTCTCCTATTAGATATTATTTAGATCATCATTAGAAAGCTTCTTATTCTTTCCTACTTTCTTTACTTCCTTATTCACCAGATGGAATTGTTTATGAATCTCATGCGCCTTATGGAGTTTCTGGATATCATCATCATCAAGAAGATGAACAAGTTCCTCATGCTCAATAAGCATCTTGTGAATAGCAACTAGTGCATCAGGGAGTTGGGGAGTCTGCGCTAGTAATTGCTCTTGTACTTGACTCATGCGTGCATGAAGGGCTTGCACTTCTAGTGGCTGCTGTTCTGCTTGTAGATCAAGGATGCTCATTTCTTTTCCTTAAAGATTATTGATATCGAGTAAAAGAAGTTCGTGTTCCCAATTAGATTTTTCTCGTTGGAGTTGTTCTATGTGTTGGTTGTTATTACTAACAGCTTGCGCTATCTTCAAATCTAAGCGAGTCCAAGCAAGAAGAAACTTATAGAAGAATCTCATTAGTTCTCTCCTAAAAATATTCCTATTCTTTCCTCCCGTATTTCTTTTCATGAAGCTCTTTATCTTTCAGTTCTTCAAAGCTAGGGAACAATGGAGTTCCTGCTTCTTCCGCAGGGCGATACGCTCCATCATTAAGTTTACTTTCAAGAGTTAGTTCTGCATTCTCTTGAGCTACCTTATCTAGATATCTACTTCCTTGCCGCTTCTCAAGATGCGCATATAGAATAGCGTATCCTTTTTCCATTGGCATATCTGGAGATAGTTCTTCATTAGGGATATTAAAGATTTCTTTTAGGAAAGCAACAGCAGTTCCATCTTGGAAAGATACTTGCGCTAACGCTAATGCTGCAAGCAGATCAGGATGCTCTTTGTTGAGCTTACTAATAAATTGGAAATAGATTTCTGGAAAGAGAACACCAGTCCATGTACCAAATTTAATTATCTTGCTCTTATCTTCTTCTTGGAGAACTCTTGGAACTCCAATGATTGGAAGAGAACTATCTCCTATGGCCATGATTATTCTTTCTCTTCTTCTGGGAGATTGGCTAGAACTGTATGTGGATATAGTTCTTCATCTTTCAACATAACTGGAAAGAGTGCATACCCCTCCATATGATGAAAATCAATAACTTCAAATTCAGGAGTAAATCCCTCTCCATCATAAAGAATTTCTATTTCTAGTTCTGGATTGCATTGCTCTTGAAGGATCTGTATTAGTTCTTTAACTAGCATCTTATTTCTCCTTAATTAGATTGTGTTGATACTAACTTCATCCACGAGTTTAAAAACTATAAGTATCGTAGATGGGGCGCCCGCTACTGTTGCCGGAATTTCCTCACTGGAAATATCTAGCCTCTTATGGGGGAGTTTATTCTTATCCTTTGCTTTCTCTTTCTTAACCCCATTGATAACTGTTGCGCTATCCTTGTGATTAGTTCTTACTTCACACCTATGGGGGGAATTCTTTAGCCTCTGCCAAATAGCAGTGTATTTTCTATTTCCAGAAGAAGAAACTTGTGCCTTGTTCATATAAGTCTATGCTCTCTAAGTGTTAATCTGAAATAGAAAAAACAGCATATTTCTTTGGGGGGATTGGATCAGTACAATAGAAAGTAATCTTCTTGTATTTCAATCTACCATCATCTTCATATAGAATTATTTGGGGGTCTGTTTTAATAATCTTATTGTTGAAGTCCATTCCAAAATCTTCATGCGCTTTCTTGCTTCTGCTCTTCTCAGTATTAAGATTTCCCATAAACCTATCAAGTTCTTTTATTGTCTCAAATTTCAAGGTAATCTTCTTGCCGTCTAGCAACAGAAGAACCATTTCTTTAATAGATAATCCTAGATTTGGAGTTTCCATTACTTGAACCCCCTAGCATTGGCTTCCTTAACACAATTATCAAAATCTTCCTTAGCCCACATAGCAGGAAAGATTCCATATCCTTCAGCATGACAGAGAGATTGCGTTCCATCCTTATTAGTGAGAACTGCACGATGGTTGGCGCAGCCTGTTAAGATAGTAACGAGAACGAGAACTAAAAGTTTTTTCATTATCTTTTCTCCTGTTATTAAATGGGGGAAGCCCCGGCGGGATTGGTTACCAGCATTTGTATCATTCCGCATCTAGTTTAATGCGCACTCAGCTAGTAGCAGAATTACGGGGCCATAAGTTAACTTAAATCAAAAGGGGCTAGAGCTTGTGACCCTAACCCCTTTCAATTTACTAACTCCCTGCTTATTACAGGTCGTTGTAATCCTCGCCTTGGAGAATAATCTTGGCCTTGCCTTTCAGGAACTCATAGCAAGACTGGTGCTCTTCTGCATTCGGGCTAAGTTGCACCCAGATATCCAGATAAATATCCATCTTTTCCACAACATCCTTACGGCTGCGAACTTGATTCAGCTTGCCAAGCAACAGAATGCCTTGCTTTTCCAGAATCTCAGGGGAACGCGCTTTCTTATCCGGCATTGCTTGAGTAGCTTCATCAGTTGCCATGACCAGCTTGTAATCAGCAACAAATGCACCCCAAGCTTCCTTGCTAATACCAGCACCGCGTTCGCTCTTGGGCAGGTTAGCAATTGCGAAGAGTTGCAGATCATTCGGATTAACAACAGATTCATCCAGAACAACAGAAGGATCACTGTCAATCTTGTCATTAATCAGACCGCGTTGGCGATCAATGATGACGGAATTAACTGCATCAAGAACCAGTTCAGTAGTCTTATCTCCAGCTTGCAGAGCTGCCATCAGGCCAGCAACAGTAAGCAGGGGAAGTTGCGTATCTACCGTAGGACGCTTGAACTTCTTAGCAGAACCATCCGGATTAAGAACTTTTTTACCTTCAGCATCCACAACATCGGAAGTACGGAAGGAGAAACTAACCTTGGTCATTGCAACCAAGTTCTTGGTAACTTGCACTTGGATATCTTCAGCAAGCGGGGAGGTTTGGATAACGGGTTGAGTAGCTGCGTTCATGTTGGTCTTTCCTTTAGTTAATTAACGAAGGGTGCTACAAGAAACTTGCTCTGGAGTTTGCAGACATCTTTCGCAAGTGAATAAACAGTTTAACACAGACCCCGAAAGGTAACAACCCCCTCAGGGCCTTAGATTACAAGTTGATTTAGTTAAAGATCTGCAAACTTATCTTTGTTCTGGAGGATAGCAGCTTCCTCTAGTACCTGTTTCACGGATGCCAACTCCTCTATATGTGCAGAAAAATAGGTAGCATCTTCATAAGGTAAATCATTAATATCTAACCCATCTGCTATTTCTGTAGAAGAATAGATAGGAACCATCATTGCACCCCCATCTTCTTCATAAAGAACAAAAGATTTATCTGCATGAATCATTACTGCTGTTTGTTTTCCTCTTTCTTCAGAGAATTTACGAAGGAAGATAGCTAGGTCTTGAGTTGTTTTCATGATATGGATTCCTTTTCTATTTAGTTAATCTGCTTGAATACTACCTTCTTGATCTTCTGTTATCTCTCCATCTTCAGCTTCAAGCTTGGCCAATAAGTCCCGCTGCTTATCTTTCTCAGCTTTCTTACCTTTGAAATATTCAGCTTTCTGAGCCAAAGTATTTCCCACAATGTGCTGGCTAAGAACTCCTTGGATAAACGTTTCTGGTTCGCAGATAACATATAGTTCTTTTTGGGCACGCGTAATTGCAGTATAAAGAAGTTCTCGCTGCAAGTTTCTGTTATGGGAGTTGTGGAAAATGCAATATACTTTCTCCCATTGACTACCTTGTGACTTGTGAATAGTGAGGGCATAACCGAAGATGAGGTTATTAATTTCCTGTGCTGTACTGATTGTGTATTCTTCATTATCTTCATCTCGAAGTTTCCTTAAGTGAATAGTATGGCTACCTTGATTCTTTCTCTTCTCTTCATCTTCATCAATGTTAATATTAAGAAGAGCGTCAATAGAATCAAATTCATCATCATCTGCTGTTTCTTCCTTACCGGCTAAGTTATGGCCCCATCTGTCTAGAGTAACACTAGCGGGCTGAGGAATCTTACCTGAATACAGTCCATTCTTATTGATCTTAGTTATTACTGCTTCTTCTCGTTCAAAGAATACTTTATCTCCTACAGCGAAATAATGCTTAAGGAATCCCGCAACTACTTCATGAACTTCTGCTGGTTCCCCATTGTTGGCAAATTTCCCTAGCCTATTAGCAATGAACTTATTAAGTTCTATAGTTCCAACACTCTTGTTATAGGGCATAAGGATCATATGCTTCATAGGGTCATAAGCTCCAGAAGCGACTTCCTTAACAAAGAAGTAATCTAATGCTTGGAGCGCCCTGAGATGATTAACTTCCCCTTCTAATCTATTCTTCCAGAAGTGAATAGTAACCTTGCTTCCATGCTCTGTCCTATTCCATTCTCCTATTGCTTCTTCAGCAAGTTTCCTTGGGAGCTTTCGAAGATTAGAATAATAGGGAAGAATGGCTTTAGCATTGGGAATAGTCTTACCTACCCGGATATGATTCGCTAGCTCTACAATTACTCCAGCATGTCGATAGACTTCTGTTAGTTCCACAACTGGAAGTTCTAGGAGCTTATATCCAAGGATGCTATCATCCATTACTGGAGGAAGCTGAGCTATATCCCCAATATAAACAAATTGAGCATTCTTATTTCTAACTGCATTCCGGAGATTCCCTTCTAGGATAGTTCCTACCATTGAAGTTTCATCTACAAAGAATGCAGACATGGCTTCTGCTAGTCCTCTATATCTATTCCGAGTAGGTTTAAATATCCTTATCTTCTTTTCTTTTCCTTCTTCATCAATAACACTTCTTACTTCGGGTTCATATTCCAATAGGCGATGAATAGTATGTACGTTACCTTTTAAGTCTGAGGGGAAATTATCTCTAAGATTACGCGTTGCAATTCTGGTAAAGCTTCCTCCCCAAATCCCGGGAGTTCCTGCTTTAATATATTTATGTTCTTCATCATCTGGAATGATAGAAATTCTTCCACAATGAATTGCTGCTCGTATGATAGCTTGCATAGTTGTTGTTTTTCCGCTACCAGCTGGACCAATAAGGCAACCACTCTCTCCATTAAGACCGAATCTAGTAACTGCTTCTCTTTGTTTGTCATTTAAAGTTACTCCATTATCCATAGTGAAAGGATCAAATATGCTACTAGCGGAAATAATATTATCCTGTTGTGGATCAACTTCCGCTATTGGGGCACCCGATTGTGAGATAGTAATGGAGCTTGGAAGTCCTGAAATACCGGATACCAATTCACTACTAGTTCTCTGTTCTCCTTCTTTCCGCTGGCTTTGTTCTGCAAGTATTCTTTCTGTTCTTGCTTTAGCAGCAGCTATCATTGCTTCTAGCTTAGGGTTCATTTCTGATACTCCACAAAATCAAAATTATGGGCATCCTTTGCATCTAGTTCTTTAATCAGAACATAGCCACAATTAAGATGCCTGCAATAGCGGAAACTCATTAGAGCAAATTCTGCTTTAAATATAGTTTCCGGGCGGTGAATCCAAGTAATATGGTATTCCTTATTATCTACCCAGAATGCTCCATTCTTAATATGATCTTGGAGTTCTGAAGAATACTCTTTAGCTTGGAAGAATACTTCAAGAGTATTTCTTGAGATATCATCTAGAAACCAGTCATGAATTAGACTATCTCGGTAGAGTTTAGGAGATGCTATTCCATGCTCAATTGCTAACTTAAGGCTAGAGGATCTCATAACTTGCTCCTTCTTTCTTTCCATTAGTAATGTTAGTTTCCTTCTCTTCTT